AGTTAAATCTTTCTTAAGTAATCTATTACCATTATTTAAACTAAAACCGGACTGTGAAGTGTTTCCAAAACAAACCGAACTAACAACGGACGAGGAAACAGGGAACTTAAAACCAGGACAATTTATAAATCTTCCTTATTATGGTGGTAAGAGGAGAGCATTAAATGTAGATGGAACACCATTTGACATTGAAAAATTTTTAACAGTACTAGAGGCTAACTTAGTTTCTAAAGATGATTTAATTAAAATTACAGAAAATATAGATCAAAAAATATATCTAGGGGTTGATGGTGATTTAGTAGATGGTCCACCTTGTTTAGCTGAAATATCTAAGGTATCTAACAAAGAAGGTTTTGATGGCAAAGATAGATTTATGTACAACTACCATGTGTTTGCTAAAATGAAATACCCAGATGGTTGGGAGCAAAAAGTTAAGAATGCACCAGTTAAATTCTTTGAAGAACGACATGCCAATGCGTGGGACGATAAGATATTAAGTGCAAAATTAAAATCCTGGAAGAGATCGGACAAGGGATATACCTGTACACAAAGTCCATTAGCTGATTTTTGTAAGAAAGGTATATGTGTAAAGAAAAGATTTGGGGTACTGGCCGGATCAAAGGGATCATATCCAATACTGACTAACCTAAGAAAGATAGAAATTTTTGAAGAACCTGAATACGAATTTGATGTTACTAAACCAGACGGCATTGCAACAGCGACAGTACACTGTAAATCAATTGAACATTTAAATGACCAACGTAAACGTAGAAATGCGATAGCAAAAGCAGCAGGATTTTTACCACCACTTATTAAAGGTGACGAAGAACAGACAGTAATGGATGAATTATATAAAACACAGAAAGCAGTACAGCCACCTATAGGAACTTCACCTAAAGAAAAACTACATGATGTATTACACGCAAAAATAAATGGACCTAAAGCATCTACTGATGCAGCGTTTAAATCTGGTTCAGTATTAATAGAAGGTGAGTATGCATTCTTTAAATTTGAAAAGTTTTATGACAGATTAAGGGCTAAAGATTGGAAATATAAAGAAGAAAAAACAGGACGAATAATGGAGACTACGTACAGGGAGTGTGAGATACAGTTCCTAGACCAGAAAAGATTTCCATCTAAAGAGTCTGGTAAATATAATTCTTCTACCAAAAACGTGGTACAAATAAATGTAAAATCATTTGAAGAGGTACCAATATACCATACTAAAATAAAACATAAGACGGAGATAATGTGATTAGTAGAAAAATATACGGGCCTCCGGGAACAGGGAAAACAACCAAGCTTATTAATTACGTTAAAACATTTTATAAGTTGGGAACACCTTTGGATAAAATTGGATACTTTGCATTTACTACTAAAGCTGCAACTGAAGCTACCAATAGAATGTTAGATGCATATAAACATTTACAAAAGAAAGACTTAAAATATTTTAAAACTCTTCACTCTCTTGCTTTTAATAGATTGGGTATGAAGAAAGCCCAGGTTATGCAAGATGAACATTATGAAGACATTGGTAGAAAAGTAGGTATTGAGGTTACAATCTATTCTAATGGTCAGGAAAACACAGGGTTTGTAGATTCAAACAGTGAGTATTTTAATTTGATAAATGCAGCCAGGATTAAAGAGATATCTATTGAAGATGAATACAATACTGGAATGTATTCTTATGAATTAGAAAAAAATTTATTACATATTTTAGAAGGAGAATTAAATAATTATAAAGATTCTTTTAAACTTTACGATTTTACAGACATGATCGAAAAATTTAATGTGGCTAAATTGTGTCCGAAATATGACGTAGTTTTTGTTGATGAGGCACAGGATTTATCTCCGATACAGTGGAAAATGGTAGATATTCTGCGAGAAAATTCCAAATATGTTATACTAGCAGGCGATGATGATCAAGCAATTTATGGCTGGGCTGGTGCAGATGTACTTAAATTTATAGCTACACAAACTAAAAAAGACATTATTTTGCCACAATCTCACAGAGTTCCTAGGAGTGTACAAACTATAGCTGATAAAATTTTAGACCGAATTCCAGATGACAGAAGAGTTAAAAAGAAATGGAAAGCCCGAGACGAAGAAGGAATGGTGGACCACATCACATCAATTGAAGATGCGCCATTACATGCAGGAGACTGGTTAGTGCTAGCCAGAACGAATGACAGACTAGAAAAACTTAAACCACTTTTAAAAGATATGGGGATTTATTTTCAATATAAAGGAAGAAAAAGTTTTACTACTTCCTTGTTTAGAAGCATTCTAAATTACACAAGATGGCAGAATAAAGGGGATAAATTATCTTTAAGTGAAGTAAAAGATATTTTTGAATGTACTCAATCTTATCACACCGTAACAGAAGAACGGCTTTATGATTTAACAGAATTTGGATTTAGTAATACTCAAAGATGGTATGAAGTATTTAAAACAAACCCAGAAGAATGTTTGTACATTAGAGAAATGTTAAGACAAGAAGAAAATTTACATGGAAATGCAAGAGTCCAGTTATCTACAATTCATTCTGCAAAGGGTGGACAGGCTACAAATGTTTTATTAATTTTAGATAACACAAAAACAATTAGAGAAGCGGTAGAAAAAAGCGATGACAAACATGATGAAGAACAAAGGGTTTGGTATGTAGGTGTTACACGTACAAAACAAAATTTATATATAATGACAGCTAAAAGGGAGGACAGAGGATATGACATCGAAAGTTTGGGATAAACAACACGGCGGATCACATTATCAAAATTTTAAAATTCAGCCAAGTAAATTTGTAGTTGAAAATGAATTGCTTTTTCCAGAGGGATGCGCTATAAAATACATCTGTCGTCATCGACTGAAAGGAAAAAAGGAAGATATATTGAAGGCTATACACTTTTTAGAAATGATCCTTGAAAGAGATTATCCTGAGAGTTCTGGCAAAAATCCCCAGGCAGTAACCAGCGGGATCTCTCAAAAAAATTCATGGGGGATAGTTGATGAAGATTCCTAAGTTTGAAGCACAGACAGAATGGGTTAAGCCTACAGAATTTCCAGACTTAAGACAAGTAGATGAAATAGCAATAGATTTAGAAACTAAAGATCCAGACTTAATTAAAAAAGGATCTGGTTCTGTTATCGGTAATGGTGATGTAATTGGTATTGCTGTTGCAACTAAACATTATAAAGGATACTTTCCTATTGGTCACGAAGGTGGTGGTAATATGGATAGGAAGAGAGTCTTATCCTGGCTAAAAGATATATTGGAATCACCCTCTACAAAAATTTTTCACAATGCGATGTATGATGTCTGTTGGTTGCGGGCATTAGGATTTAAAATAAAGGGTGACATTGTGTGCACAATGATTGCTGCAGCAATTACTAATGAGAACAGGTTTCGTTATGATCTTAATAGCTTATCTTGGCATTACCTGGGTTATGGTAAGAACGAAGCAGCACTAGCAGAAGCTGCAGAAGAATGGGGTATTGATCCTAAAGCAGAAATGTACAAACTACCTGCTATGCATGTTGGATCTTATGCAGAAAGAGATGCTGAAGTAACTTTTGGTCTTTGGCAAGAGATGAAAAAAGAGATTTTACATCAAGATTTAGAAGACATATTTGACCTTGAAACAGAATTGTTTCCATGCCTGGTTGACATGAGGTTTAAAGGTGTACGTGTTGATGTAGAAAAAGCTCATGCAATGAAAACAGAATTTAAAAAAGCAGAACAAGGACTACTTAGATCAATTAAAAGAGAAACAAATATTGATACACAGATATGGGCCGCAAGATCTATTGCAAATGTATTTGATGTGTTAAGATTAGAGTATCCACGTACAGAAAAAACAGAAGCACCATCATTTACTAAAAATTTTTTACAAGAACATAAACACCCTGTTGTTAACATGATTGCTAAAGCAAGAGAGATTAACAAAGCTCACACAACTTTTATAGATTCTATTCTTAGATACGAACACAAGGGTAGAATACATGCTGAAATTAATCAGCTTAGATCACAAACAGGCGGCACAGTAACAGGAAGATTTAGTTATCAGAATCCAAACTTACAACAAATACCTGCAAGGAACAAAGATCTTGGA